TATGACCCCGACAGGGTTCCCACCTTACAACATCCGTAAAGATGGTGACTACAACTATGTCATAGAGATGGCACTCGCCGGAATGTCTAAGGACGACCTGGTAGTTGAAGTTGCTGACGGTAATCTTTCTGTTCGTAGTGTAGAGAAGAAAGAGGATGAGGGTGGAGAACTTTTACACCATGGCATTTCATATCGTAAGTTTAGTCGCAGTTGGACTATCGCTGATGATGTGGTTGTGAAGGACGCCAAGATGGAGAACGGTATGCTGTTGATTCATCTTGAGCACGTGGTTCCAGAAGAAAAGAAACCCCGCGTAATAGACATCAAATAAAGCTTGACGTATCACCTAAAGTGTGATATAATATTATATTATGGTGAAGTATAAATTTGATGAAGATAGTGCCCTGGCTGAGTTAGGTCAATATATTGAATCTACTTACTCAGGGCATTACGCCACAGACAAGTATCAAGCAACAGATATTATTATAGACTCCGGTTTTGGTGAAGGTTTCTGTATGGGTAATATCATAAAGTACGGCAAACGATACGGCCGAAAAAATGGAAAGAACCGTGAAGATATTATGAAGATATTACATTACGGTATTATTATGTTACACGTTCAGGAGAATGATGATGAAGTTAAGTGAACAGACGGTAAGCATTTTGAAGAATTTTTCTACCATCAACCAGAATATTCTGGTGAAGGAAGGTAGTCAACTTCGGACGATGTCCACAATGAAGAACATCCTAGCAGAGGCACCAGTGACTGAGGATTTTCCTCAAGACTTTGGTGTCTATGACCTCAATGAGTTTCTTGGTGTATTGACTCTGGTAAAGGATGCTGAGATAGAATTTGGTGATAGTTATTTAACTGTCAATGGTGGAAAAACAAAGGTCAGATATTTTTATTCAGACCCATCAATTCTTACAACCCCACCGGAGGTTTTTAATCCCCCAGAGTCTGATGTGACATTTAATGTTTCACAGGCAGTTTTGGCTAATGTATTAAAAGCATCAGCAGTAATGCAATTGCCTGATGTTGTTTTGAGTAATGGTAAGATTGTAGCAACAGATTTAAAGAACGTAACCTCTAATAACTTCACAGAAGATTTAGATTCTAGTGGAGATTTCGAGTTTCATTTTAAGGCAGACAACCTTAAGATGATCCCTGGTGATTACCAGGTCAGTGCTTCAACAACAGCTCAGGTAAGTAACTGGGTTGGTGCTGAGGCGTCTTATTGGATTGCTATGGAAGCAATAAGTGAATGAAGGAGTTATATTATGACTAAACAAAGTGGTTTTACATTGATAGAGTTGATGATTGTAGTTGCAATCGTTGGCGTCTTATCTGCGGTTGCCATACCGCAGTATCAGAATTATGTGGCAAGAGCCCAGGTAGCTGAAGGATTTTCCTTGATAGCATCTGGAAAGATGGCAGTAGCTGAATACTACAACGAGACTGGAACTTTTCCGGCCGACAATGCAACTGCACGTCTTGGTGCTGCCAATACTATTATTGGTAAGTATGTTGGTTCTGTGACGGTGGATACCGGCAAACTCACAGTAGCATTCAACACAACCAATGCACATTCAAAGTTGCAGGGTAAGAACTTTGTGCTGGTGCCAACCGATAATGGTGGTTCCATTTCTTGGAACTGTGGTGTCGGAACTGTTGGAGTGGATTACCTACCTAACAGCTGCCAATAGTCTCTAATGTCTCTTGAGCTCCTCTATCATTTCAGTTGTAAAAGATGTGAGATGTGGTGGTCAATAGCAACAGAGAACTATCTAAAAGGCAGAAACTTTTATTGTCCGTGGTGTGGGTTCTTTCATTTTTATAAGTGCGATGAACGGCCCACGGACACAAAAGGCTAATCTTATAGTATATCATACCTTGGTGCGGGGTGGCACAATATTATGACGGATAAAACAATACTTTGGGTAGAATATTATCGGCCCAAGAAAATAGCTGACTGCATACTCCCAGCGAGTCTAAAGAAAACATTTTTAGAGTTCGTTGCGAAGAACGAACTTCCAAATTTATTATTGTCTGGTGGTTCTGGTGTCGGTAAGACAACAGTGGCACGAGCTCTGTGTGAAGAATTAAGCAGAGACTATATGATTATCAATGGGTCAGAGGAATCTGGCATTGATGTTCTTAGGACAAAAATCAAATCGTTTGCTTCAACTGTCTCACTTCAAGGTGGACAGAAAGTAGTGATACTTGACGAAGCAGATTATCTCAATCCTCAATCAACGCAACCTGCTCTCCGTGGGTTCATTGAGGAGTTTCATAACAACTGTCGTTTCATCTTTACTTGTAACTTCAAGAATAGAATCATTGAGCCTTTACATTCTCGGTGTTCTGTTATTGAGTTCAAGATAAATGGTGGTAGACAGCAGTTAGCCGCTCAGTTACTTGACCGTTGTGCTGTCATTCTAAATGAACAGAAGGTTGAATACGATAGTAAGGTAGTAGCTGAATTGATAATGAAACACTTTCCGGACAACCGGCGAGTGTTGAATGAATTGCAGCGGTATAGTGTCTCAGGACAAATAGATTCCGGTATCCTTGTCAATCTTTCAGAAGTAAGTATGAAAGAGTTGGCCCTCCACCTAAAGGAGAAGGAATTTACACAAGTACGAAAATGGGTTGTTGACAATTTAGATAATGATCCCATAAAAATCTTTCGTAAGATTTACGATAACTTGTATAACTATTTGACACCGAGCACTATACCCGCTGCTGTTATTTTATTAGGAGAGTATCAGTTCAAGGCTGCTTTCGTGGCCGACCAAGAGATAAACTTACTCGCCTGTTTGACAGAGATAATGTCACAATGTCAGTTCAAGTAAGTGATGCACAAGTAAATGATGTCTATGATAGAGTAAAGGCAAAAGGCTTTCCTTATTACCCTAGTGACTATAAGACTAGACTCCATGAGTTTAATAAACTTATACATTTTGACCGCTCTACCTTATTCAAACCACGACAAAAAATAGTAGGTCAGACACCACACGGTCTAGCTCTGGCATGGAGTTATATGCCACACGCTTGGGAAGTGAAGTGTGGATGGATGGATACCCCTATGAGTCTGTGGGAAAATGAAGAAAAGTTAAAGAAGGGTATCAAGAAAGTATTAGAGGGTACGTTTTGGGAACAGACAGAGTATCATAAAGTAACTGATTCTAAGATTAGGTCCGTACTTAGGAGATATTCTAACACACAGATTGTTTCCAACTACAGACCTACCGCTGCGGCAGTGATGTATGATAAATTTTTAGAGAAATCATCATCATTGTTTGGTGGTACGACAGGTACGACTTGGGATATGAGTTGTGGTTTTGGTGGGAGACTACTGGGTGCAATTGCCGCAGAGGTGAACTACATCGGTACTGATCCGTGTACCAAAACCTTTGAAGGCCTCCAACAAATAAAAGAAGACTGGGCCGGCCTAAATAGAACTATAGAACTACACAAACTAGGCAGTGAAGAATTTAGACCAGATAAGAATAGTATTGATTTGTGTTTCACATCCCCACCGTATTACGACTGGGAAAAATATTCAGATGAGGAGACACAATCATACATTAAATATCCAACCAAAGAGGAATGGATAGAAGGTTTTTTGAGACAGACTCTTGAAAACTGTTACTATGGTTTGAAGAAGGGAGGTACTCTTATTATGAATGTGGCGAATACAAAACGCATAAAGAACTTTGAAACTGAAACTACTAGACTAGCTATGCAAGCTGGATTTCATTATATGGATACTTGGTACTTACAGCTATCAACACAACTGAAGGGTGAAGTGGGGAACGTCAAACGAGAATCCATCTTCATATTTAAGAAAGAATAATGCTGAATACAAATGAATGGTTTCTTTTTGATGCTGGTACTGTAGATAAAAAGACCTGTAATAAAATAAAGAAACACGCTTCTAAAAAGTGGGAAGTCTCAGGTGTAGATACGTCTAAAGAAACTACAGATGAAGAAAGAAAAACTGGCAAGAAGGGTGATTATAAACCAGATCCTAAAACAAGAATAAGTGATATTGCGTGGGCAAATGACCAATGGATTTATGATTTAATTTTTCCCTTTATGCACCGAGCAAATGAAGAAGCTGGTTGGCGATATCAAA